TCATTTGTTCCGTATAAACCGCTTATGTGTGGGTGGTATTGCACCTTTGCGCCAGCACTTATCTTGCCTGTTTCGATTAGGTGTTCGTACCCCTCCTTGAATTGCTTCTTGCTGAAAGCGAAGAACACGCCGTATTCATCGGCATTCGGGTGTTCGTTCTTGATTTGCTTGTAGCGGTCAATGGTCTGCGGGTTGAGCATTACGATACCGCCCTCGTAGTTGTCCCAGTCTCGGTAGTATTTCAGTTCGCCTTTCGAGGTCTGCATTGTCAAGACCTTTTCCTCTGTATTCATAATCATTTATTTAAAAGTTTATCAATTTCTTCACTTTGCTCATAAAGTCGGTTAACGACCGCACGGCCTTTGCTCGTTTGCGTTGCGAGGTATGCCAATAGTATTATGTACAGGACACCTGCCCATTCTATTATTGGTTGGTCTGTTAGAGCCAAAAGGCATGGGGCGGTTAACCCAGAGACCTTGATGTTGAATAGAAGTTTTTTAATCGCTTTCATATCGTTGTGTTTATTATTGTTTATAGCGCAAAGTTAAATGCGACCTATCCGTTGGCAATCATTTCGTCTGTATTTCTCCATTGATTAACAACGCTTAACAAATAACGTTTTTTTCGAGCCTTTCCCTTAATTCCGCCTTTTGCCTCCTTAATCTTTCTGCCGTCTGTTTGTTTAGTCGTTCCTTGTTCTTTCGATAGTATTCAAGACATCGCTTTATAATCTTTTCGCTATTTCTTGCGTAAAACTTTCTCATTCTCTCATTATGCTTGAGACGTTTTTTTTCTGTCTTACGTTTAGAGACGTAGTATTTCTTCCTTCCTCTCATTTCGCCATCCTTTAACAAACCTTTCTTATGGGCTTCGCGGATAGTCACGATTATGGTTGAAACGCTACAATTTAATTCTTTTGCGATTGCCTTTAAAATTTTCCCCTCCTTATACAGCAGAACCACACGTTTCATCCTTTCTTCTTTGCTGGCCTTGTTCGTAATGCCAAAACGGCGCAAGGCGTTTGCTACAGAGCCTTCGGAACGTTTTAGATGAATCGCCATCTCCCGAATCGTCTTCGTTCCTCTATTATTGCAAATGTAATCAAGTTCTTTGATGGTAAGACCGCCTTTCTTGGTGTTTGCGATATTTTTTTTCTTGCGCCTTTTTATATTTACAATCCACATCCGCAAACGTTTGTATCGCTCTACGTTTTCATCTATGCCAAGTCTCTTTCGTATGGTGTCTTTCTTCAAGACGCGCGTTGCGGCGAAACACCTAAACTTCGTCGTGCCATCTTTGTAGTGTATTATATAAGCATAATGTATCTTTTGATTCCGATTCATTGTTCTATTCCCTCAAGGTGGTCATTACTATATCCTTGGCCATAGCTATTCCTGCCTTGTAGCCACGCATATATTCACTTCTGTCCGACAACCAAGAGTGAGAACTGTTCACCCACTCTTGGATTCTCCGCAGCTTTTCCTTATCATCCATTCAGCGCATCTCCCAATTCAAGTTCTCGCCCTAAGATAGCGAAATACAGGTTTTGCAGCTTGTGCAGACACGTGCAGTGGATGTATTTTGCATCTGCGCTTTCTTTTTGCACCACATGGAATACAAACATTACATCGTTGAATCTTATCTGTAAGCGTTCATCCATAATTCCTTTCCCACCCAAAGCTTTGCCATCAATTTTGGCTATCTTTGACAGCAATTCGTCCGTGAGTTGTATTGGTTCTACGCTTCCTGTAGAGAATGCCATTTCCTCTCCGTCAAGGCTTGTTGCGTCTATCTCGTCGTTTCCATGTATTGCCGTAATTCTGACAATCTGTTTCTTATCCCCAATCATCCTTAACAGGTTGCCAATGCGCAGTTCCTCGCTTTTTATTGGTTCTTCAATTCTTCCCATATTATTTCTTTCTTTTTCTGTTTCGTGTGTGTATCTTTGCTTGTATGGCAAGAGCGAATCCGCTTTCTTCATAGTTTTAACCGCTCTTTCGCCCATTCAACATCTATATAAGGTCTCCATCCGCTCACGTGGAGTTCCACTGCGGCTTCGTACAAGGTTATCTTGCCGTTAAGGACATCCCTCCTCAAAGACTCGTCTATCGTGGGTACATCGTTTGGATTATCCATACTTCAGATGTTTATAAATTTGTCGAGTTCATACGAATTGAGGCTTGCCTCATACTCGCGTAATTGCTTCAATAACTCTTCAACCTTTGCGTCAGTCATCCACATTGGCTCGTAGATGTAGTATTGCAACTCATCGTCCCTCACTTCGTAGGCTTCAACGGCATCGGGGAAGTTGGCTTTTGCCCACGTTTCTACTTGCTGTGGCGATAGCACCTTGTTCTCAAAGAACATCATAACTCCGCTGCCTGTCTCGAAATTGATAAATATGTTCATAACTATATCATTTCTGTTATTTCATTTAACTGCCCTGCGAACAACTCGTCAGCAGAGATTTCTTGTTCCGTTGATGGGGCGTTCTTGTCGTAACCAATTACATAAACATCGCCGTCCTTAGTCCTAACTGCGTTCACCACTATGTCGCAAGGCTCGTCATAGAGGTAGCCAGCAACGATGGGCTTGTCTGCTTCAAAATGCTTTTCAAAGCCTCCATCTTCTTCATCACCGTATTTCTTCAAAGCAGCTATACATTCTTCATGCTCACGCCGCTTCAAGTCTTTCTCACGGTAGTAAGGAGAGCCAAAGCGCAAGTATTCCTTGCAGGCCTCGTTGTGTTCACCGCCGTGGCTGTTCTTTGTTATTCGGGTGTATTCTACTTCAATGCTCCGTTGTGCATCAGAACATCTGAAGTATGGATAATCTTTGAGGTCGTAGCATTTGCTGCGCAACCAACCATCAACATCGTCATTTTCAATCACTGCGTCATCTACATCAAGGTAGAGAATTTTGCCAAGAAATCTGTCTAAAGCTACAATTTTCATGTTCTTATGTTTTAATGTTCTACAATAAAAGTTTGTCCGTCCTGCCGATAACACAGCCGCATCTGTTAGCGTGGATGTAACGCCGCCTTTTGCCCAAGACGCTGGGACTGAATACCTGTCAGTTGCATGGCGAAGATTTATGGGTCTGCTCCCCAAGTTGATATGCTCAACCAAGCTACTATTTAACTGATAGCTCCGCAGACCGCTTTCAAATTTAGGATTGCTCCACGGCACATTTTCAAAGGGTCTCACACCGAAAATTAAGCCACAGCTGTTTGTCAGCACCCTCGTAAACTCACCGAGGCAGGAAAGGCTGGTCTTTGTGCCGTAGTCATTGTTATTCTGCTAATTCTATTGTTTCTGTATCGAGGCATCTCATGCTGCTTCTTGGCGTTACCCACCACATTGAACAGCTATCAAACTCCAACTGAAGGGTAAACGGGTCAAACATTCTTATCTTCTTGGGAACGGCGGTAAAGCTAACCTTATTGATAACCTTTTCGCCAGTCTTACGGTTATGTGATACTACCTGATTGTATGACACCTTGAACGGTTGGTTTGATAGGTTGTTTATGACCCAATCCTTTGTGAATAATTTTACTCGTGTTTCCTTTGTTGTTTATATATTTATAAATGTTTATGATGCAAAGGTACGATGTACCTTGCGTTTGTGAAAGTGGTGCTAATGGTTTATTTACCCATTAACACCACTTCACATATCCGTCAATTTTGAGCCAATATGCGTTCCTCAACAATTTCGCCTTTTGCATTGCGCAATCTGCGGAAATGTTCAATGAAAATCTCATCCACATAATATCCGTCTTTGCTGATTATTAGACGGTCGGGGAATTGGCTAAACTCGTAACCACCATTACGCCACGGCTTTAGCATTTCCATGAGTGTCGGCATAAACTCATCATCCACAACGGTTCGTGTATCATCGCCTGTAAAGTGGCAAAGATGCAGCAAACCATTCTTTTTATCGTACACCATTATTCCACGGAACGTTTCGCTGTCATAGGCATAATTCTGTTTGGCAACAGAGGGGTTGAGTGTGCGTTTACCCTCATCTTGAAGGTTTTTGACGGGCAGCGTTATATGCAAGCCGTTTTCTACAAGGAAGTTACGCATCGCCCGTTTTGCGGACGCTGCATCACATTCGACACGTTTGGTGTCGCAATACATTTTTTGCAATCTGTACATGATTTAATTATTTAGCGTTTATAAATGTTTATCATTACAAAGGTACGGCCGACCTACATCAACACCTCATACAACCTCGAAAATCCTACCAACATTTTATTTCCTAAACAAAAAGCCGCCTGTCTCTCGCAGGCGGCCACAGAATATATGAATACAAACTACAAAAAGTCTTCCAATATTTCCTCATCGGACATCTCAAATCCGCTTCTTGGGTAAAAGGTGTTGGCGAGACCATCCAACTTGTCTGGACTCCTTTTTATTCGTTTCTTTACGTCATCCTTTTTCTCTATAGCGATTTTCCCTGCGCTCGTCAAGTTCCAATGCGTTTCGGTGCATTCCTCGGCAAGCATATCATCGGGGGGCAATGCTGGGTTATGGCCATTCTTCGGGTCAAGCCAATCTCGTACCGCCCAATAAAGATACGCTTTCATGTTGGCGAACTCATATTCTCCGCTTTCATCGTGAAACCCCTTTGCGCTTTCCGAGAACTTGCATGAAACGCAATTGGAATGTCCTAATTCGACCAATCTCGACAAAACAGGCGCACCCTCGCCAATGGTGTCTATAAAAGCGAAATCCTTTTCTGACCTCAATGCGTTTTCTATCATCCCAACCACGTGCATATGATCGGCCTTGCCACCTGATTGGTGCATAAGAATCTTCCCTACATAGTCACCATAGCGAGGAACGAGAACACTGCTGTCGCACCCCATGCCTGCGACATCCACTCCCAATCTCATTGGCACTGAAGGGATGGAATTCGTCTCTTGTAGTTCTCTCCATCTTATATTGGCTTTCTCTATCCATTCGTAGGGAATCAAGACATCTTCCGCAATTTTAGGGAACAGACCCAGCACCTTTATTCTGAAAAGGTCGTTCGGTCGATACATTTTCCTTTCCCATTTGAAATCGCCCAAATCTTCGTTGAAATCATCCTTTGTTATGGGAGTACACCATGTTTTGACCTTATCTTTGACCCATTCGTAGTTGACCTGTCCTGGGATGACATTCGCCTTCCTCCTTATGTTTTCTGCATTAAGTGAATTTAATCTGAACTTTTTGAAACGCACCGACTTCATCGCCCTTGCGGCATAACCTGTCGTCACGTTCGGGTTGAACACCAACAGCAGACGTGAGTTACCTTGCAGGTTTCCCTCGATGGCTGCATATATGTCCTCGGAGATACCTGACGCTTCTGTCACAACAAACATTGTGTTCACTGCATGGAAGCCCGACCAAACCTCAGTGTTGTCATCTGCCGATTTGAATCCTGTCAAGAACCATTCTTCATATTCCGTTCGTATGTCGTCTGCCACCAAACGGCCTGGCAATGCACCCGCCGCCTTGAACAATCGTCTTATCTCAGGGGTCATAATATCGTGAACTTGTCTTATTGAAGGCGCGGTAAGAGCTATTTTCGTATTTTCCACCAAACAGCCATTTCTATCCCATCTCGGAGTTAGGTACATAAAGCACAAGGCCGCACAAGCGGCCACATAGTCTTTACCCCGTGCCGTGCCACTCGCCACAGCCACCATGGGATTATTCTGCACGGCGGTTATAATCGCCTTTTGTTCCCTGTCAAGTCTTGCTTTTAGTACATCCGAAACGAACGTGTTCCAGTCACTCCTCCACCGTTTCAGATAGCACTTTAATTTCTCGTCCGCTGTCTTTTTGTAATTGGTTTGGCTCATCTGGTAAAGATTTCATCAAGTCCAAAAATGGGTTTACTGTTACTTCCGTCTGCTGTCTCTCTATATATCCACGGTTCTTCCCTTGGCATTTTAGGAAGAATATTGTCGCCGTCACGTTCCCATCCGTTATTGCTTTCAACAACTGTGACTCGGCTATATCAAGAAGGCTCTCTTTCGCAGCATCCATTTCCTCCTTCAGCTTAGGGCTTTTGTTATACCATCTTATCAATGTTCCACGGCTCACATCAAGAGCCGCCGCCGTGGCTGACATATTACACGCTTTCTTCGTGTACAAGTCCGTAATGTACTTTGCACTTGGCATCTTTGTTGAACGTTTCCTCATATTTATGATTTTATAAAGTCTTCAAGATAAGAAAATCTTTCTGTTATCTTCCCATTTTTCAAGATTGTGGCACGTTTTATCATTTCATCTTCGCAGCCATTCGTGAGCAAGTGGTTTGTTATGACATCTTCAAGCTCGGTGGAGAATCCCGCGCTTGCATCTATCGGGATGGCATTTGGCAGATTGTCAACCGCCATGACTCCAATTCCTTTCCTAAAAGAACATTCGACAATACGGCCATCATCGGACATCTTTACTGCGTAAAACGGCTTCTTGTGCGTTGACGTGTGTATGGTGGTGCGGACGCTTCCTTCTATATCACAGGTAATGTCACCTACAACTTTAATCTTATTATTTCCGCTGCGCAAAGTATTCTCTGACAAGTATATTGGTTGTCCTTTCTCCCATTTGTGCGCTGCGATTAGCGTATCGTATTTCTCTGCGTATTTGTCAAATTTACTCACATACTTTTCTGGATGCTTATGAAAGTCATCTCTGTTGTATTTTGAGCCATCTTTACGTTCTACGAGGTCGGATGTGTTGGCGACGGAATAACACAGACCGCTTTCCAGTTCCTTACTGTTCAATGGAACTTCTTTATATCCGATGAATCTTAAAACAATCTGTACTCCGAGAGAGGCTTTGCCGTTCCCAGTGACAAGTATTTTGTTTTTGATGGATTTTAGCTTGTCTTTTACACCAAGGAGTTTGTCTATTCCGTAAATACCGTGAAGATTGCCAAAATCATCAATCCTATTACGGATGGCGACAAGGCGTAATGTATTGTAAGCTCCCACGACACCAGCGTACCACCCAAAATTACAAACACGTTTTCCCTCATCGTCAACGAGATATTCGTAGTCAGTGAATGTTATCCTTTTGTCCATCATCGCTTGAAGCAATGGCTTATTGTATGGCTGCATTTTTGCGATGTGGCCAAAAAAGAAATAATGCTTGTTTGGTATCAGAGCGTCTATGTTCACTTCTCGGACACCAAACAAGACATCACAGTCGGACATATCCTCTTTGTTTACCTCGACACCCAAATAATCATAATCGGATGGTTTGAATACCCTTCCTTCTGATTTCTCCAGATACAGAGCGATTTCATTTCCATGTTCCTTTAATATCTTAGCTGCACTCTGTGGCGATATTGCCACACGTCTGTCTAACGGTGTCCTTGTCTCTCTTATTATACCTATCTTCATAACATTTCATTTTATCTTTGCTGCGTTTCCTGCACATGGTTTCCTTTGTCATATTTCATACCGAGCACGGCCAACTCCAAGAGCTTGCAGAAGCCCATGTGAGCACTTTTGAGTTGGTACTTGTGACGTATTTCTTTCGTTAGTTTGAGCATGAATTCTTCATTGGTCTCCCCATCCGCCAAGACGACCAAATCACCTTGACGTACATCTTCATTTACTATGCCGAGTAGTTCTTCAAGGTTCATGAGGTCTTTTCTATATAGAACTACATACATTGAATATGTCTCGCTCTCTGGAGTAAAAGAAACTCCGCTAAGGTCAAGCGCCTGTAGTTGATTTATATCTATATTGGCGAATGCCTTGAAATCAACGCTCTGAATCTCTTCAAACAAACGCTTTAATATTCCTTTGTTGTCTTCACCATGCAAAGAGTTGTGGGATAACTGTAATGCGATTATCTCGTCATTAGACAAGTCCTTTTCTTCGGCATATATGACAGGAACGGTTTTGTATCTCAGCTTTACAGCGGCACGGTATCTGTGGTGACCGCTGAATATGACAAACTTTCCATCGGACGCTCTTTTGTAACATCCAATGGCCGAGGACAGGCCACCGCTCGTCTCAATGTTTCTTACCAACCGTTCAAAGTCTTTCTTTGTCATTTCGTTGGCGTTTTGTTCCGCTTCTTCAAGCTGATTTATATCTATCTCTTCAAGTTTCCACTTATTCATGATTATTTCTTGTTTTTCTTCAATGATTGATACTTGTCAAATGCATCTTTAACCGTTCCCATAGTGCCGAGTACGGTTTCATAAAGCAGGCTGTTCCCATCTCTTCCGAGTTTATTGAACACTCCTCTGTATTTCATTGACACAGGCAGATGTGTATAAACTTTCGTAAACACCGTGCTTTGGTCTTTTCTTCGTGAGCGTGACAGCGAACGTTTAACGTAGTCGGTCTTGATTAAATAAAGAATAAACTTTGACAGTCTAAATATGTTGTTGTTCGTGCAAAAGTCAGAAAGCAACCACAAGTCATACTCGTCTAATCCCCTATGTCGCGGAAGGTCAAAGCCGAACCCCCCAAGTAGGTATTTGTCATAGAACACGAGAAAAGCGAACCTGCTTCCAGAGGTTTTCTCCACTTTCTTTATGTAAAGGTCTTGTGCGATGTGCAATATGGTTGGTTTTACACGGCATATCTTCACTTTCTTCACATCATCTATTTCAAGGTCATCAGGCGGAGCAACAAAGGACGCTGTCTCGATTTCTTCTTTTTTATTTGAGATTGCATTTTCTTTGGTCTCTTTAGTTGAATACAAGACTGTTCCCCCAACCTTTGCTACTTTCGGCATTTCAAGGTACTGGTTTGTGCTTACCATTGTCAAAGTCGTACCTTTTGGCATATTGTATGGAATGTCTTTATATTCGGTACGCTTCCGCTCGAAAGCACCGTCATAGTCTGACATCTTTTTCAGCTTCATTACCGTTGTTCTGTGCTTCCCGAAATCATCAAATTGGAAGAATATATCCCCACCGTATTCTATGGAATCGTTCAAAGTGCCTATATGGTATTCAACCGTACTTAGGAAATCTATGAGGTTTTGGGCAATAGGACGTGCCTTGTTTATTGTATCTTCTATCGCATCCACATACGATTGTAACGTTTTTTCAAAGTATTCGCCTTTCTTGAAGAATTTCCTAAGTTTGTGAAATGTAAGCAAGCAGGACACTTGCGTAATGGCATCGTCTTTTACGACTTTCTCCAAGAACTGCGCTCTTTCCCTATAATGTATTATCAACTTCCCATTGGCCACAAGATACAGCACATGATTAAGCTCATCATTATTGAATATAACGACCTTCTTCTTTGCCGCCATCTTAGTCTCAAAGGTGAACAGTCTCGGATTGACACTGACAATCTTTCCTTCAATAACCTTGTCTATTTCACTTGCGATTGGACTTGTTACGTCAAGCGCACGATGCGTATATTCGCCTCTATCCTCTCTTTCCACATTACTTAGAAATATCGGAGGGTGTGGTAATTTTGGAAACCCATACCTTACTTTTAACTCTTTTATAAAAATGTCTTTTGACGTTATCTTCTTAAAATCTTCTTCTGTATGATTGATAGCATAATCAATGAATCTGTACGAGAATATGATACAGTTTATCATTTCTTGATAATCTGTTGTAGAGTTGAAGAGCCTGAACTCCACCATCCCCCTCACCAAATAGGACGAGATATTCACGAAATGACGCACGAAACCCTTATTGGATGAGTTCTCCAATACTCTTTGCAGACCCTCTTTCGTATTTTCACACGCTTTAATACGGTTATAGAACTGCAATGTCGGACTTGGTCTGTATCTTTGCTCGTCACTATAAGGAGGCTCATGGCAAAGTTCCTTGAGTATGCCACTTGTGTAATACGTCAAATAGAAAATGTCCTTAATCTTTTCAACAGACAAGTCACCTACCCATATATGAACTTGCAAAGCAAGGTCACGTATTCCGTATGCCCCATTCTCCACACACGAATCTATTAGATATTTAAGGTTGTCAAGGTCTTTGTGTCTTAGACACATTGGCGGAGTGTTTATCTCTCCGCCGTATTTGTAAGTGCTTGTTCCACGAGTGCCATCGCTGTTATGCACGACCTCTTCCTCGTCCCAAACGAAGCCACTTGGCATAACGACCTTAGCCTTTTCCACATTCGCATATTCTATTTCCAGTCCAAAAGTCCTTTCTGTTATCCTATTCATATCGTGTTATATATGCTTTATTGGTTCTCCGTTCTTCACACCGCCGAAATGTACCATAGGCTTGTCGCCTCGTTTAGGCAACTCGTTATGTTTTACCGCAAGTTTTTTCCACAGTTCTATGGTTCTCTTTCTTACTGTTTCCATCGCTTCCTCGTTGTTTCTTTTCACTTTCAAATGAAACAACCTTTTAAGTTCGTGGATGGTTTCATTATAAACGCTGAGATAGTTTTCTTCTTCCATAATCAAAACAATGATAGTTCATGTTTTACTGTTTTCATATTTGACTTATATTCAGATATGAAACATCCTGCATTATCATTAAGCCATTCAGCCGCAAGATGTCGGTGACAAAAGTCAGATGGTTTCTCCCAACAAAGCAACGCGCAGTCATTCCCTTTCGCAAGGCTGTTTATTTCCATTAGAACGGCGCAAGCATCAAGTTTCGCCAATATATCGTTGTATTCTTTAATATACCGTTCACGTCCTATGTCCCCTTTCACCATATCCCATGTCGGGGCGAGTGCTGTGTACCTCAATCCGTTCCACCAACGTGGCGGACCTATTGCGATACTTATCGGCGTTATGCCAGCGTTTATCAGTTCCTTCGCTTTCGCAAAATAAGATGTGTATATTTCCATTTGTGAATGTGTATTTTGCAAATTTAGTATTTATCTAATTATAAACAAAATTTTATCCTTTATTTTTCAAAATCTATAATTCACTGCAAGCCAAAGCGCATCACGTGCGTCTTGGTTGCAACGCCCCACTTCTTTAAGTTTCCGTAAACGGAGCTGTTTGTTCAGCTCGTCGTGCGTTATCTTTCCGTCCGTGCCTTTCCAGCATTTCCGTAACGGTCTTACCTCTTCATATTCCAGTCCGTGTGATTTGAGCATGGCTTCTATGTCAAATCCTGCCTGCCTGTTCTCTCCAAGCCCGATGCCCACTTTGACCGCTATCGCCGTGGACTTTCTTGCGTTTTCGTGCCAAAAGGATTTGTTAAGCCATCCTGCCTCTATTATGATTTTCGTCGTTGCGGCATTACTTTCACTTACGCAACGGTTGACGATTTCGGGCAACGTCAATGACAACGCGTCCGTTTCGTGACCTTTCACTATGCCTATTCCCGATTTCTTACTATCGGGGTCAATGGCGATAACGGTGTCATATTTTACAATCTCATATCGCCCTTTTTCGTTTATCCTTATAGTCATGTCTTTCTCCTAAAATGTTTATTCACGCATCCTCTCTGCCACAGCACGCACCACCGCTCAAAAGGACACCTGCAGAGGGTTGGCTCACCCTCGACGCTCAACGAATGAGGATTGTAGGCGTGGATGCAGTCCTTGCACAAGCCGAGAAATGTATCGTGGTTCTTCTTTACTGCCATACGATACTATCGTTTATAATGCGCTGCCCTGTTTTAACGTTATCATATTCTCGTCGGGAGATTTCGAGCCTATGCCTTTTCCCCGCACTGTCCTCTATGACTATAAGCCATGAGGCAGGAATGACGGTTGTGATTGGAACGCAAGCCTTTCCTGTATTCACAACTGTTACAATAGTTTGAGGCGGCTTGAGCCTCTTTTTAACTATCACTCCTGAGACAGGCTTGTGCTTACAACCTATCAATAGGACAGCCAAACCTGCCAATAATATTTTCTTCATACTTTATCATTATTAAGTGTTTGAGGGCTTCTCCGCTTTTCTGTCTTATCTTTCCTGCCTCTTTCTTCTTTGTTGCCATATTTTGTCAAAAGGAACACGCCGCACTGAAAATTCAAAGTGTCTAATTCCAAATGTTCCGCTGTGCGGCATGTTCCAGATTATTGCTACCTTTGCAGCGTCTAATTTTAAATGTTCAAATTATGAGATTAACACTCAATGACTTGTACGCCTTGAAAAAGGCCACAAACCTTATGCGCGGTCGTAATCCAATCCATCTCAACATCGACGAGTTGCCTGAACTCAAGAAACGCTGGAACAACATCTACATATACCTTAGCAAGGACAATATGGGATGCATCGCTCAAACAAGGTGTATGATGTTCGGGGACGACATGCGATTCAACTCCTTTGTCTCACGCCTTGATGATATGATTGAGGAAAAGGAACGAGAGCGCAAAGCACAGAATTTGCAGATGAAAGCGCATTGGGCGGCATACGTGTCTGCTGCATCAGCGTTTCTGTCGGCTCTCTTCGCTTTAATAACGTTGTTGACGAACTGTCATGGACACTGCTACTAATCTTCTTGTCCAGTGATGCGGAGTGCAAAGGCTATAACCTTGCGCTCTATACTTGTCAGTTCCTCTTTGTCTTTATAAAGGAGGTCTGCTGCCCAACAGCATATAAAGCCATAGACTCCGAAAAACAGCGAGACCAGCGCACTCAAAATGGCTGTACATGCGAACCACAGTGTTACTCCTGTGATTGGCATACAGCATAGCCACGCCACCGCA